TTATCGGAACCCTTCTTCTCGGTTTGTTGTTGTGTAGGTTGTTGTTGCACTAACATCATTGGAGCCTGTGCTTGGGCTTGTGTCATTCGTGGATCCTGAGCCATCATTGGTGGTTCGAGTGGGGCTTCAACTTGTCCCATAATATCTGAAATAGGTGTAGAGTCCATAGTCTGTTTATTTTCACTCACATTTTTTTCAGGCATAATATTCTGCGGTTGTATAGGTGGACCATTTGGAATAAAATTTGTTGATTGGTTATTATTTAAATTAACCATACCGTCACCAGAATCAGAAAGGTTTAATGTTGGTATATCCGTCATATATTTATGTACAAGTTTTTTCATTATAGACGATAACGCATTAGCCTGGATTAATGTCGTAAAGTATAATTTGGATATAAACATCCTAATGTTTTCATAAACTTTGGTAAATCATTCAATTCGTCATAATTAGACATGTCGTGATCTATAAAAATGGTTTTTGTGTAATGACATACGTCTATCAATAATCTATATCCATCGTCACTAACTAATGTATCAGTTTTTTTATCGTTTTGTGGATATGGTGGTATAAGAGCTGGAGATGGTACTGGGAATATATTCAAAGCTGAACTCAATCGTCTAGAAAAAAGTCTAATCATTTCTTTTTAATAACTTTTAATGGCGTTGTTTTTTTAACTGTGTTTCTATCACCCATTTTCATATTACCATGTCTTGGATTAAACATCTTTTTATGTGTTTGCCAATACTGAGGTGCCCCGACCTTAAAATTTTTACGGAGTTTTGCCTTGTACCAAAACACACAATCCTCTATTCTATTACTCTTAGACGTATTATCTAAAACTAAACACTCGTAATTCTCAGTACATGAATCCATAACTTTATTGAACATCTCAAACGTTGGAAAAATACCAAAAAAGGATTTATACAACTTTTCACGATTTTGAATAATATTTTCGCGAAGAATAAATACGTAATCAACGTTTGCCCTGAGCGCCGGTGGAAGATCCATACAATATTGCATTGTAAGCATGAAAAATATCTTCCAGTGTCTCCCATTCATAAAACATTGTCTAATACACGTATCTTTCATAAACTTAGAATCGTACATACAATCATCTAAAAGGAGAAAAGTACCACAATTTTGCTTACCTGCTCCAACCAATTTCCTTTGTCTTTCCAAAACACGCTCTATAGCATCCCTATCGTAATCACCATAAATGAAAAGATCGGGAACGTACTGTTGGTAATAATGATTACCTTCTTCTGTAGCAGATAAGACTATTCCTGCTGGTAAATGTTTCTTATGATACAAAATATCTGTGACCAGGGTTGATTTACCCGTATTACGTTTTCCGATAAAAACACAAACTTTATCATCTGCCATACCTTCGGGTTTGAATTTTCGAAGTTGAAGATTCATCTAATCTAACGCCTCGTTTTAATTTGTAATATTTTACTCACATAAAGTAAGAATGGCTGGTAGAATAAACCTCGCTGTCACAGGAGCTCAGGACCAATGGTTCACGGGTAAACCCGAATTTTCATATTTCCTGATGAATTTTAAAAGACATACAAAATTTTCAGTAGAAGCTATAGAAACTCCATTCGAAGGTGATATAGATTTCGGAACATCCAACGAGTGCTTAATACCCAAAAACAAAGGTGATCTTATCCGAAGTATGATGCTTAAATTTACCTTACCAGATCCTACTAGCGCGACTTGGAGCGAAAGTGGTAAAGATCTGAGATACAAAAAATCAATAGGTTCTTCTATAATAGAATACGCGGATTTACTCATAGGTGGTCAAACAATAGAACGTTTAACTGGTGATTACATATACATGTATAACCAAATACATAATAACATGGACGATACATTACAAACACTATACTTCTTATCAGGTCACGATAATTACATTAAACAAAGTTACGATTGGGATTACAATGTTTTATTACCATTTTACTTTTTTAGACACCCAAGCTTATCTATACCAGTATGCGCTATAACAAAACAACAAGTTGAAGTTTGGGTTAAATTTAAGGAACTCAAAGATATTACCGTAAAATATACGACGAGTAATGGTGCCATAGAAGACCCACCATCGGACGTATCTTCGTCTATTAAAAAAGTTTCACTCGTATCAGATTTCTATTTTGTTTCAGATGATGAGAAGAATTTTTTATTAACGAGACCAATTGAATATGTTATCACACAACTTCAAATGTCACAGTTTAAACTTAAAGCTGGTGAATCCAAAAAGTCAGTCATGCTTAACTTTAAAAACCCCGTTAAGGAAATGTTTTTTATGGCGGTTAGTGATGATGTATACAAGTATAATCCAATTAAACATGTTAACATGAAATTTAACAATAACACGATAATAGATGCCGATAACTTAATGTTAAGTTACGAACAACCACTCAAATATTACACGGGAACAACTAGTAACAATTTCGGTGTGTATAGTTTTTCTTTAAAACCCGAAACGTATTATCCAACAGGACAAGTTAATATGAGTAGAATAGCACACAATTTAATAGAAATCGAACACGATAATCCAGATTCAAGTTTTGGACACAAAGTTTACGTATACGCTGTAAATTACAATGTATTACGTATAGACGCAGGACTCAGTGGTTTAAAATTTTAGTCAGTTATAATAGTAATGGCTGGTCGAGTTCAATTAGAAACATCTGGCCCACAGGACGCCTTTTTTACGGATGATCCAGAATATACATACTTCGTAAAAAACTTTCAAAAACATACTAACTTTGCACCCTTTTACCACGATTTAGACGTAGATGGAAACGTCGATTTTGGTGAAATAATTAAGTGTACTATACCACAAAACCAAGGTGACCTTATTAAAACCGTAAGTTTAAAAGTAGAATTAAACCCAATCGACCAAAGTTTACTAAGTGAAAGTGGATGGAGTGGATTCGGATACGTCGAATCTATAGGCCATGCCATGATTGAATACGCGGAACTATATATTGGTAACAATCTTATACAAAGAGTACCTAGTGATTTCTTAGCGATTTATTCTGAAAATTACGTTACGCAAACGAAACAGTCCTGTTTAGATAAACTCGTTGGTAAACCACCTACAGAATTATCAGGTACAGCCGTTTCAGATAATTCTATTTTAGGGTACCTAGGACACGCTACGACAAATCAAAAATACTTTGTTGATATACCATTTTACTTTTATAATAACCCAGAATTGGCTATACCTATATGTTCTATAGATAAACAAGAAATTGAAATTGTTATTAAACTACGAGACGTAAAAGACTGTATTTACGGAACATTCAGTGGTGATGCATCATACACAGGTGCATCACCCAAAGGACTCATTAAGAGTCTAAAAATAACAACGGAAATGGTTTCTTTAGACAAAGACGAAAAAATAAAATTGAAAAAAGAAAGAAAAGACTACGTCATAACACAAATCCAGGAGAGTCGTGAGATCATAGCACAGGGTACACCCGGTGACAATTCAATAGTTGATTTTAAACATAGACTCCAATTTATAAACCCTATAAAAGAATTGTTTTTCGTAATTCAACGTAAACGTAAAGTTGTTGAAGGATTTTTCATTTCACCATTTAACTACGATTCACCTCATATGATTATAGATAACATATACACAAATTTTGAAAATCTTAAAAGTCTCGAGTTTAATCTTGGAGATTCTACTATTTTAAATGAACAAACTGGGAACGCCATAAATTTACGTGCAGTACAAAGTGGTATACACCATTCAAGAACGCAATTATTTAGGAGGTATTATTCTTATAGTTTTGCTTTAGAACCAGAAAGGTGGTATCCAACAGGGCAAGTTAACTTTAGTTTAATTAAAGACCAAATTTTGAAATTAAAATTATACCCAGATACATCTGCAGAAAGAGAACTTAGAGTTTACGCACATAGTTATAATATACTCCGCGTAGAGAACGGTACAGCAAAAACAATATTTAATACATAATGAATCAACAAGAAAAAGACGCCACGGAATCTTTACTCGAACAAGTACAAGAGTCCGCAATTAACATTATCCAGCCCGTCATGGAAAAATCCATGGTATTCGCAGCAGAATACGCGAAAGCTTGTGGAAGAGACATTGTTCTTAGTGAAGATCTAGAATATGCTATGAAATACTGTGCAATGAACGAAGTTGGTAAAAAAATGGGTACACACTTTCCAGAAATTTACGAAGATGAATATGATACAGAAGAAGACGAAATTGAAGTAATTGACGAAGATGAAGAAGATATCGAATTCGAAAGATATTC